CCGCGCCCTTGATGATGTAGTAGAAGAGATCCGTGGTGTATTTCTTCTCGCCCGGGCCGATGGCGCGAATCTCTTCAGGAGTGGCCTCGAAATAATGATCGAAGCTATCAATATGGGGATGGACTGGTGCGTTCGGATGCTCGTCATACCATGCCGCTAGATTGCGGAGGCCTTGGGAGTACTTCTGCTGAGGGGTTGGATCGCAGGCAAGGATGGCTTCAGTGTGGTTGGTGGGGTTTTCCATTATTCACGTCCTTCGCTGGCAATAAAGTGCTCAATTCTGGCAACGGTTTGCTCGATGGTGGGATTCCAGCAAGCCGGCAAGGTGCCGTCGCCATCGTCATACCACCTACTGCCCTCCGGGAATGGCTCTTTGCCTTGGAACTGCTCGGGCCAATCGGTCGCGTAGAAAAGCCGACTAGCTTGGCGGGAATTTATTCCGAGAGTTACTTCGCGATTCCAGCGATCACTTCCACCGAGTTCATCAACCCAGCCACCAATGCAATGCGTTGTGTTGCATGCGCCATGGTCATGGAATGCAGGCATGGCGAATTCAGCGGGCCGTTCCTGAATCACTGCTGCAATCTTGCGTAAGAGTTCGATATTCACAATTTCACCGCCAAATAAACAAGCACCGCAGCTGCACTCAGGCAGACCGATGCGATTATGGCCAGGTCGAACTTGGCGAGGTGTGTGCGCTTAGGACCGGACCAGCCATAGAAATGCACGAGGTCTACGTGCTCCTCTTTGTGGTTCGGCGAGAGGCCGCACTGGTAGGTAGTCATAAGTGCTTGCTTGCTGGCTTTGCAGCGGGGCGGGTAGGTCATCGCGGAAACTCCTAAGCGGATTTTTGGGTTGGGAACGGGAGGGGTTTGTCTGTCAGCCGGATGGATCGTCCTACGCCTACATCGCGGAGAACATAGCCCTTTCGCTCAAGAATCTCGAGAAGCTGTTTTGCGGTCTGCCGCTTCACGTTCAGGAGCTTGGCGATCTCAGAGTGCGTCGGGGGGAAGCCCCTCAGCAGCATGGTGCGGATGACCCCAAGACCGTATGCCTGCCTTGGGGTAAGGTCGATGCAATTTGGATCGTTGTCGAGTGTAATTTGGACTGGCACTCCATCAATATCCTCCTAACACTGCCACCGCGTCAAGCACTATTTGTCTAAATTAGAATTATTTTTACAAAATAGCTTGTAATTTGGAATTGGCGGGCTTATAACACTGCCTATGGGAAACCAGCTATCAACGGCCAAGGCAGCTAAGAGGCTCGGCGTCGAACCATCGACCCTCAGATATTGGCGCATGATCCATTACGGGCCAGCCTATGCACAGCTCTCCACCCGCAGCTTCGTTTATGACGAGGATGTTCTGATAAAGTGGGTCGCAGATCGGCAGGTCGTGCCTCCTGTGCGGGCAGCCATAAGGGAGACTCATGCCAATCGTTAGAAAAAGTGGCAGTCCTTATCTCTGGTACGACTTCCGCTTTGGCGGGAAGCGATACCGGGAGAGCACCAAAGAAAAAAGTATGGCGGCGGCCCGCGCTGTCGAGGCGCAGAAGCTCTGCGACCTCAAGGCTGGAAAGAAGCCGGCGCCAGGCGGACGAGTACCAACTCTTCGGGAACACCTTGAGAAGTTCACGGCATTCTTTGACAATCACCAGCAGCGCAAGCCGAAGACGAAGAAATATTACAAGTCTGGAGCCAAGCTGCTAAACCAAACATCTCTTCGGGATCTTCCCATCGATCAGATCACTACATCTCGGGTAGCCTGCATCGCATTCCCGGATTCTCCTTCAAACGGCAACATGGCGCTACGGACTCTTTCCAAGTCCCTAGCCCAAGCTGTCGAGTGGGGAATCCTGCATTCATCCCCGCGCATTCATTTGTTCGAGGAGTTCGGGCGCGAGACTACCTTCACCGCGGACTATGAGCGCCGGTTGCTCGCAGTTGCGCCCCAACCCTTGCGGGATGTGTTTGTGATTCTGATGGACCAGGGGATGCGGCCGGAGGAAGTCTACCGGATGAGCTGGGATGAGGTTCTGTGGGACAGGAACACCATCCACGTATCGAAGGGAAAGACGAAGGCTGCCAAGCGGTATATCGGGATGTCGGATCGGGTAGAGGCCTTACTGAAGGAGCGGGTGCGGGCACAGGGGCAGGCAAAGAACATGAAGATCGCAACATCTCCATGGGTCTTCCCGTCGCTGAAGTCGAAGAGCGGTCACATCGGCACCATAAATAAGGCATTCGCCAAGGCCCGCACAGTAGCCGGCTTACCCGCAACCGTGGTGCCGTATTCGGCCCGTCACACCTACGGGACGGACGCCATGATGGGAACAGGCAATCAGAAGCTAGTCGCCACGGTCATGGGCCAGTCCGACTTGAAGACCTCAGCCCGCTATCAGCACCCGGCGACTGAAGGAGTTGGAGACATCATCAACGCCAGAAATCAGGAGCGGATAAAAGATGGTCACGTTTTTGGTCACAGTGGAAAGGAGACAGTTCAGTGAAGTCTTTTAGAATCTTGGAGCCGATGAGCGGAGTTGAACCGCTGACCTACTGATTACGAATCAGTTGGGTGGATTCCTCCTGTTCGCCTCCTAAGTCAATCAACGTAAACCACTTACCGTGTGCTGCCCGCACAGGAATCGGCCTAAATCTAATGCAAATAACGTTGGGGATAATAGCTTTATTGCGGGACGTTGGTCACGTTTTGGTCACAGTGACCGACGGATGCAGAAAAGCCACATTGCGCAAAAGGTTGTCCGCTGGTATGTTGGTTCCTCATCCATTAGCCCTGCCCGATTTAGGAAGAATCTCGCCACGTTTGGCGGCATATTCCAGGAGTGCAATTCGCTGCATCGTGGACTTCGGGACGCCCTTTGCGTCGGCCAGCTTTTCGAGCAGCGCCAATTCATCATCGGTCAGCCACATGCTGACCTGGTTCGTTCTCTTCTTCCGCATGAAGCTTTTGTATCGCAAGCACTAAAGTTGTATGTCCGATTAGGTGAGATTAGGTGAGATTAGGGGAATCTAATGTTCGACTCTGAAACACTGCCTCTGCCACAATCTCTGTGTGTTCCCAATCCACGCACAGAGGTTATCCATGAAGCTTCGCGCCATCCTCGCAGGACTCGCCTTGGCAATTGCCACCCTTGCCTACTCCAACCATCACGTCGCCCATCAGGGTGCCGCCCCCATTCCCCTCTGCCCGCCCGACGCTCCGGACTGCACCGTAACCCCGTAACTCCTCGGGGTGAGGCATGACACCTCACCCCTACGTGTACGCTCTATGGGCCCTCTCATGCGTTGCCGAGGCCGCCGTCGTGCTTTCGATCCTGAAAGGGGGAGCGGCGCGGAGGTGGCCTTTCCTACTGGCCTTGGTTGCATTCGACCTGATCCATAACGCCCTGCTCGTCGCCCACCTCGGCCGCGCTCACTACCGGCACTACTTCTACATCTATTGGATTGGTCAGGGAATCCGCGCTCCGCTTAGCCTGGGGCTGCTTTGGGATGTGGCGCGGTCGATGCCGATCCTCAAATACGTCCCTAAGCACATAGGAGCTACACTGCTGACGCTGGGCCTCACCCTGACGGCCGGCGCGGTCTACATGACTGCCCAACATCATCCCCATACCTACCCGCTGATCGCTCACGTGCTGATGATTAGGGGGTGCGTCACCGTCGCATGGATGTGCTTCGCCCTGACACTCCTAGGCTCTATCTCGTTCCTAGGGCTCGGCTGGAGGATGGAGGCGGTGAACATAACTACGGGATTCGTCGTTTCAGGGATCGCCGCTGTTCTTGCCGCATCCCTCACAAGTTCCTGGCCGCACTATGGCCGTTTGATTGACCAACTCCAAACCTGCATTGACATTGTTGTACTTTGCTCCTGGGCAAGAACGCTTTACCGCCCTCCCCTGCCCGATGCCCCCTTGTCGGACCTCACCCTGAACGCCGCTATAGAGATTTTCCAGGAGCACCCGACAGTATGACCGCTTTGTATGTTCCCGTAGGTTTATCGGCCCTTTCCATCGCATGGTTTCTAACCCGCAGAGAATTACCGCCCACTGAAGAATTGCTTCGCAAGCTTCGCCCCGATACCCTGAAAGGCCTTGATAAATTCTTGCCCTACAACCCGATAAAAGGCCTAATAGAGTCGGATGAATCGTTCTGGAGGATTTCGGAAGGCTATAGAGGCCTCCTGTCCCGAATTGGGAATGCTGTATGCTATATCCAGCTATCTCAACAACTTGAACGGGATCACAGGATGCCTAGAGATGCTGTCCGGTGTATCTTCGTAAAAGCATTATGGCAATTATTCTTCTCGATTGGATCTCTCCCCGAGGAGTTCTTTCGCATCTTCATTAGGAGTATGCCTCACTTCTGCGCTCGAATCGCAACGCACTTCTATTGGGAGTTGTCGAATCAAGCAGAAGCTCTGAACGCTCAATTCGGAATCGAAAGCTGGATGTCTCATGTCTGAACAAAACGAACTGTCATTCCTCGAAGACAGGAAGGCGGAGTATATCGCAGAGCTTCGGAGGCGCGAGCCGGAGCTCATTGCGAAGTTCCTGAAGGTCACTGCCGCAATTGATGCGATGAAGGCGATGGGCTCCACGGAGGAGACTCCCATAGCTGTTGATGAATACGCCAGCATCTTCAAGCCTCTCGACGCCATAGAGTCGTATCTCGACAAAACAGGCAAGCCGGCAGCCCGTGAAGTCCTTGCGAAGTCTTTGGAGGATGGTGGCTGGGGAAAAGGGAGAGTGAAGCGGCCTTACTGGAACCTGCTATCCATCCTCGAATATCACCTCGGACCCTCTTTCAAGTCCGAGCCGCGGTTCAAGGAAATCAACGGCCTGGTCGGCAGGATCGAATGGCCGGATGATGTGTTTTACAGGGAAGACGTTTAGAAAAGGAGAATCACATGTATATCGCCATAGGTTTGGTTATTGCGGTAGTGTTAACTGGGATGGCAATTTACATCATGCTCGATGAAGATCTTCCTTGCCCCAGCAAAAAGGAACAGCGCCTCTACAGCTATCACGATGGGCATGACTTAGTGCGCGAGCCTAAGAGCTAAAACATTGCTGAGTCCAGGTGTTGCGCCTGAGCCCTATCTGCAGGCGGTGACACTGAGCCTCGGCTACCTGTCCGTTGCCGGTGTTGACGCCGTGATTGAAGTCGGTAAATTTAGAAAGCCGATGCACGCCCATGTTGTAGCCCATGTCGAGCAGGCCAAGCTTCCATGAATCAGGAAGGCCAGCATAGCCGGGGTATATGGCTGGTAGCGCCCTGTCCACCAGCATTAGGCGCCGGAGTAGCTCGGCGTCGATCGCAGCATCCGGCAGGGTCAAGTCGCCCTTGTAGCGCCCCGGAGCCATGCCTTTCTGCATCACGCTTACCCTGCAGAACTCGGCTGTGATCTCATCATGAGTTGCCGGCCGTCCCGCCTTCAACCATGGCAGCAATAGGGCCGCGGCAACGCTCGGGAGCATGCATCCGATGCCCGCCGTCACGTGGGCCTCAGTATCGAGATATAACCAATGGATGCGGGCCTCGAATGTCTCCAGCTTTGCAAGTGATTCCTCGATGTAGCTCAATTATGCCTCCTTGACAGGTCGTAGCATTCCCAGCAGCGGACTGCCAGCCGATACTTCCTGCGGCCGCATTTGCATACTTTATTGGGCTGGTTTTTCTTCGGATGGTGAGCCAGGATCAGCTTTGCGACTCGCTCCAAGGCTTCCCTGGCATCACGGATGCGCGTCGCCTCCGCATTCACGAGGTCATAAAAGCATCGGTCGAGCAACTCTGCGAGATATTCAGGATCTTGTGAAGCAATGAATTCCGCCGTGAAGATCGGCTTCATGCCCTACTGAATCCTGCCCTGCATGATGGCGCCCTGAAACCGCACGAATGATGGTGCAGCGCTCACCGTGGCCGTCCCTGATCCCGATACCGAGCCAATCGTGGCCGTGATGAGCGAAGTTCCGGTAGCTACTCCAGTCACAAGGCCGGTAGAACTGTCCACGGTAGCCTTCGCGGGGGTTGCCGACGACCAGACAGGGCTTGCGCAGAGGCCGGAGGATGAATCAGAGTAGGTCGAGATGCATGCGGGGGTTGCGGTGCCGCCAGCAGCCACTGACGTGGCTCCGACCGCAATCGAGACGAGGGTAGGGGTAGAGGCTAGCTGAAGTGCCCCAATGGCAGGAGGATTGGGACGCGTTGCGCCGTTGTAGTCGGTTGGGATTCCGGCAATGGTGACTCCTGCCCCCACGACTGCGCTGGCACCTGACGACGGGGCCATGTTGCCAAAGCCGTAGACGTGGTAAGTCTCATCCACTAGGCCGGGGTCAGCACATACCGCCGCAGACTCCCCAGGCATGGGACAAGTCCATGACCCCGCATTTAGGTATGAGTTATTTGACCACTGAGATCCAGCATGATACAGCGGGGCAATATTAGCAGAGGAGTTTCCGCCGCCTGCAGCTATGCTATAGATCGGATTTGAATTAGATCCATGGCCTGCATTGAAGAAGCCGAGGAAAGTATTGTTAACATACTTAAATAATTCAGTCCCCGCCCACGCAGGCCCAGCATCGAATGGGTCCATTTCAAGGCCGATGTTTCCATCGGAATAGACCGTGTTGTACTCGAACAGGCTAGTAGTTCCAGGCGGAAGCTCCATTAACACGGCAGTGTTTCCGGCTCGGCAGAAGTTGCTTAGTTGGGTGTTATACCCCGCTGGAGTTCCGGGAATCGCAGTGTGCAGAGCTCCGCAATTGCCGACAATGAGGCTGTTTTGGATGATCGGTAAAGCACCGCCTACCTTGTACTGGTTCCCCATGTTTCCATAGGCTAGACCGCGCGTGACAGTCATGCTCGATCCAGGGCCACGGATGTGTTTAGCGTCTAGGCCGTCCTGCGTGTTGTAGCTTGCGGTTCCCTGGTCGAAATGCACCTGCCAACCGGGCGAAGGGCTATCTACCGAAGCCGTTCCGAAGCCATCTCCATATCCACCACTAAGGTCATCCGTACAGTGATTGTATGGAAGTGCATCGACAATGGGGTATTCTTCCTGGCAACCATTCCAGCTAATATCGTAGTTGGTGACATTGAAGATTCCCACGCCCGTAGTGCCATCGGAGTGGTCTGTGTTCCATCCGCTTCCGCCATTGCCAACTAGCTGAATATCAGTAGCATTCATGGGGCCAGTTGGAGTTCCGAGAATGCCGGTGTTGCCAATGCCATGCACGCGGATATGCTGCAGAGTTATGTCGTGTGAGGCGAGAGCGAAATCTATGCCATACTTAGCGAAATCAGGATTTGCCCCACCATTACCACCATCGAAGTCGGTAATGTCTAAGCACACCAAATCCAAAAATAAAGAGTCCGAGAAATTGACGCTGGTGAATCTCAGCGGTACTCCGATGTTGATGACATTGTCAACGCCAAAGCCGCCGTGTAATTGCGTGCGGGCAGTTTGGGCAGTGCAGTTTGCGAAGTTACCACCGCGAATTATAGTATGCTGCGCTGAAGTTCCAGATGGAGGTGCAGGCATACCTGAGTCGTTAACGTCATTGCAAATTCCGCGAGCGTTGGGAGTGGTCCCGCAACCTGCCGCCGTATCCCATCCGATGCGATAAGTCACTCCGTCCGCAATAGACCCGCGAATGGTCACAATATCCCCGCCTGCGATGATCCAGTTATAGCCGGGGTTATTGCCCCCGAATTGCTGAGTTCCGTCCTGCCAGAGAAGGCGCACATCGTTGAAGGCGCATGGCTGGTTGACTCCAGATCCTGGATAATCCGCGTCAGCCTGACCATTGCATTGTCCATTGGTGATGTTTGTAGAAAAGCGCGTTCCGCCGAGCGGTCGGACATACCAGTTGGTTTGAGCGAAGACGGGGAGAGAAGAAAGCAGCAATGCGAGAAGTATTTTCACGGCAGACCTCGCGTAACAAAGCAGGAGTGGACTGCCGGTTGGTAAGTTGCGTTTTGGTAGATCAGGAGTTCATAATCCGAGCCATTGAAGGGCGTTACTGCTCCACCGTTCCAGTTAGTGAATGCGCGATCAATGGGGTTGGAGATTGCCTGAACATTCGTCCCACCTGAGTCGAGAGTGCCGTTGATGTAGAGGCCCCATGCGCCGGTGGAAGAGTTGTATAGCGCAGCTATTTCCGCCGCAGTCCCTGATGCCACCGTGCCGGTGCTTGTTGCGATGTTTGCCTGATTCTGCCTATCGAGAATCAGATGCCCAGTTGAATCGAAACCAGCCTGAACCGCAGCATTACCTACGCTTGACGCTGTGAGGTACGAAGCCGCTCCAGTGTTGTTTTTCACGACCGCATAGATGCCGTAAACCGATCCCCCAATAGCTGTGGTGAGTGTCCCATACTGGCTAGAGCCGTTGAAAGTAGCGCCAGCAAGGCCGGTGCCGAAGGTGTTGTTGGACCACGTCGGACTGCCGGTCATTGCGGTTGTGTTCGACGCTCCGGAGGTGTCAGGCCACGAAGAGAAGGGGCTGGTGCTGATGGAAGCTGCGGACAGATCGAGCACAAGGCTAGTGGCTGGCATGGTGCAGGAGCCGCCGCCGCCACTGCTGGCGATCCCGCCTCTCTGCGGAATGGTGAACTGCAGTAGGAGCAATAGCCCTAGAATTATGTTGGTCATGTTACCTCGCCGACACGTTGAACGTAACTGATGCGCTTGGGGTAATGCTGGCGTTGGTTTGGTTGCAGACTTTGTAATTCAAGGTGTTGGCGGTGGGCCATGCGTCAACGGTCAGGCCGCCAGTCGAGCCCCACCCCGTGACGCCGCTAATGTCAGCGTTGGGACTAAAAGCGAACGTTGAGGTAGTTGCTACACCGGTCATGGTCACTGTCACAGCGGTAGCGCAGGTATTCGCAGCAATCGCTGTGACACCCACGGTCGTGGTCGCGTTGGCAATCGCTGCGCCACCATTCACGAAGGCCACATAAGCCGCCCCATTGTGGGTGTAGCTCATTACCCCAGCCTTCATGCAGAGGTAATCTTTGCCGGAAACCGGGGTGGGGCAGGTCGCATCGCCACCTGAGCCGGTCGCGAAACCATAGGCAGAATTGTTGACCGTATCGGTAGCAAGCAAAGCCGTGACATCGGAGGAAGTTGCGGCCCTCGGTGCGGCAGATGTGCTCCAGAACCCCAACCCGTTGAATGGCGTCACTCCTCCCACCACCGTCCCGCTGGAGGTGTAGTAGGCCGGGGATAGCGCCAGACCTGAAACAACCGTGCCAGATCCGCTCCCCCCGCTGCCTCCCTGCACCACCCACGCCTTATTGCTGCAGGAATACCCCTGCACTGGAGTCGCAGAGATGTCTAAATACGTGAATGCACCCACGCATACCCCAGAGGGAGGGGTATATCCGAAACATGAATTCTGCTGGCAGCGCTCCTGCGAGCTCTGGGCAGACGCCTTGTGTGGGCACAGGAAGAGCGGTATCAGCAGCAAAAACGCGAGTTTATTCATGATTCTCCTGATTTCACTAAAAGTTGTAGAGGGAATGAGCGGTAGAGGTGTATGCTGGGGTCCGAGGTTTTTATGCTCACGATTGCCGGTGGAATTCTGATTTCCGTTGTTGCGTTTTTCTTGATTGGAGCGGTGGGCGTGGGCGCATGGCTATTGCGCGGCATGTGCAAAGCCACTAACGGCTAGTGTTCTTGGGGGCATAGAACAGCGGATTGGCCTGCAGCGGTGGAGTTGGCAATTTGCGAAGCGCATTACCTGCATTCATGCCGGACTGAGAGAATAGACCCGGCCTCGCGTTCAGCGGCGTCTCTGTTGGATTCTGGAAGCGATCGACCGCCGAATTTACCAGCGCATCATGGTTGGTCAGCTTCTTCAAGCCCTCCTGCACCATGTAATTCCATGCCATGCTTGCAGGGTTTCCATGTCCCGCGACTATCTTCTGCGAGAGTGTCACAGGATCATGCCGCGCGTAGACGGGCTCTCGCTTGTTGGCTATGTCGGAAACATCGGAGAGCATGCCGTATTTGCTCTGCATGTCCGAAACTGTACCAGGCTGGAGCCCTGCATCCTGCTCTAGCTGCGGATACAGGGTATCGCGAGTCGAATCGCCTACCGCCTTTACTCGGGCCGTCTCTGGATTGGAAAGAGCCGCGGCGCGGTCCCCGCCTGTCTTGTTGTAGAATGCGTTCAGCTTCGCATTTGCATCCTCTCGAATCTGATCCAGTACAGGAACTGACATGTTCTTGCGGTAATTGTCGGCTACAGCCGCCGTCTTGTTCATGATTCCACCCGGAGCGGTTCCCGCCGTCGGTGCCCCCATGTTCATGGTCCCGCCTTCTCCGTCGGGGATGCTGAACAGCTTCGTTCGGGTCGCTCCTGGAGTTGACGGCTGCTCGATCCTGTCCATCATGGGAACGCTGCGCATTTGGGCATCAGCTATCGGTCCACCGAATAGCGAACTAGGGCGCACCGGGCCTTCGCCTCCTCCAGCCGGGAGCCTGTAGGGAGAGATTAGGTCGTTGTAGGGCTGGAAAGAGGCTTCCTTAGCTGCATCCGAAGCCTTCGCAAATCCAGATATTCCCTGAAGTTTAGGGTCCGCCGCTAGAACGTCAGGAAGCGACTTTTCTAGCATTTCACCAGCGCCAGCGCCATACTTCACGCCGGGCTTTAGGGCGCTCTGAAGAAGTTCCCCCGGCGTGCCCTTGGTGATAATCCGCGTTGTGGCAAGATTCCTGCTAGCGTTGTCCGCGGATGCCAGACGTGCAACTTGAGCCCCGCCGCGGATGGCTGCGGTTCCGAGCTTACCAGCAACCTTCGGGGCCAGCATGTCGGTTCCAAGCCCGAAAAGAGATGGAACCGCCCCGTAGGTCTGAGCGTCATTCTCGATACTTCTAGCCCATGGTCCGGCAACAGGAACGGCGTCCATGAGGCTAGATGCAACGCTGGGCCTGTATTTGTTGTCGGCATCATATGGTGCGCCAGCGATGTTCCCCGCTTTGTACTGATTCCCGGCCTCGCGCAGTGCTGAAACCGTAGGCTGCACAAATGCCCGGTCCATCTGAAGTGCCCCGGCCCCGAGTCCATTAGCGATATTCTCCTCAGTCCCTGACGGTGGAGCGGTAATTGTCGAGGCTACTCCGGTCGCAAAGTTCTTGAGGTGCTGGCCGACGACGGTGCCAGTATTCCTCAGAGGTTGGTCCCCGAGTAGCCGGGTCATGGCGCCGGGGATGGCCGACTCTTGCATATTGGGAGGAGCTTGCGTCGGGAATCCTGGAGTTCCAAGAGGTCCGGCGCCAGCTACGGTAGGTGTCGGGGCGGGCTGCACGGATGCAACGCCCCACGGATCGGCGGCGGGAGATGCCGTTACTGACTTCACTCCCCAAGGATCAGGTGCCTGTGCCATTATTTGACCCTCAAAGGCTTACCGTTTTGGAGCGTCCATATTTGCCCGTTGTTGAATGTATGCTGCTGGCCTTCTTTGAGTTGCGCCGCTGCCTGCGGAGGCAAGGTTTCCCCCGCTCCCCCGCCTGTTGGTGGAGGCGTGACGCCTTTCTGCCCTCCCGCTGCTTTACTGCCTGCCGTGCGCACGGTACCCGCCTTCTGGAAGCTCTTGTTCGCTCCAGAGAGTTGATCGACGCCAGCAATAGCAGCATCCGGATTGTCTTTGAATTGGCCAATGGCGTTGTCGAGGGCATCAAGAGCGGCCTCCGACCGGCCTCCGAATGTGCCCGCAAGGTGGTCTGCCGCAATCGTGCGTGCCGCCAGGAAGCGTTGCGCATCGGGAGACTGACCGCCGATCCACTTTTTGAACTCGCTGGACTGCCCGTAGCCGGGTCCGAACATCGTCCGGTTCTTCTGCATGATTTCTTTAATGTCGGCAAGTTGCCTGTCTGCGCTTTCGGCCATGTCGCCCTTGTTGCGCTCCGTTCCGGTCGGTCGGACGTTGCCAGAGAAGGCTGATCCGACGGACTGCCCGTCATCGGTAATCATCGACCCGGCGAGAGGCTGATTGTCTGCGCCTGTGCCGAGGTAGCGAGCCTGATAGGTGAGCGTGGACTGATTCAGTCTCCCCGCCGAAGTTTCGGCATTCTTCCTTGCGGTAGCGAGCCGGGAGGCTACCTGTTGAGATATGAGGCTTTTCGGGTCGCTCTTGTTGTTCTCAAAGGCAGTCTGTGCAGCCCGCAATTCCTTCTGGGCGTTCGTCGCATCGACTTGAGCTGATACGAGTTCATCCTTCTGGGCTCGGCTCTTGGCGATGGGGGAGTTTTCGTCAGGAGCATAGCCGCTTAGATTTCCGGCCTGGTCGTACTGGGGGATCATGCCCAGCTTGGCCGCGTCTGCAATCTGCTTCGACTTCATCTTTGCGGGATCACCAACGGCGTCCGCCTGGGCGTTCGCCTTGTTGCCCTGCGCTGTCCGGAGTGCAGTTTGGCTCTGAGTGTCGGCAAGTGCGGCCGCATCCTTGGCGGGCTGCACGACTGCTGCACCATAGCGCTGCTGGTTGACATCAGGGACGGCGCGGTCTTCTGCGGCTCTCTGAGCTACCCAGTTCGCTCCTGCCGTGGGATCGCCCTTAAGTCCTCCCGCCGCACCGATCGTGCCGGCTGCGCCAAGGTTCAGTAGGGTCCCAAGCTTTCCGGCCCCCTTGAACATCGGCTTGGCCAGCTTGTCGGGGTTCGCCGTGCTCCAATCCTGGAAGGACTGAAGCGGCGCGGGGCCGGTCGGCGAGGCAGGGGGTGCAGGAGCCGTCGGCGCAGTCATCCCCGGAGGGTTCATGCTGGCATACTGCCGCTGCGGAGGCTGCATGCTGGCCATGTTTTCAAAGCGCGGGTCTGGTGCGGGCGCATTGGGTGAAATCATCGGCGTATTTGGCGGAGTCATCCCAGAGGAGACTTTTTGCTGATTGGCGGGGTCCGCCTTCCACTCCGTGAAGCCTGCGGCGGCGGGCGTCGGAGGCAAAGGTGCCATGGGCGGCGGGGGGAGGTTGGCGAGGGGCTTGGGGGTGGTGTCCGGTGCTTGCCCGAGTCCAAGCAAGCCTGCGAGTGGTTTGATGTCATCGAGTTTGAGAGTGAGTGCCATTTCATTACCTTCCCGCGTAGGCTTGTGCGCCCGCGCTTGCCAAGCCACCTACTGCACCAAGAGCAGCGCCCAAACCAGTCTGCTTCTGCTGCGATGCCGTACCGTACAGCCCACCGTAATTCGAAGCCGCATTAGTATTGCCCTGCACTGAGAGATTGGCCGCTCCGGTTGCATTGGAGTTCAGCATGTTATTGGCGTTCTGGTAATTCGCAACCGCTTCTCCGTGCTGCTGGCCGAAGAGGTTGGAGTAATTGTTGCCGTTCTGGGCCGTCTGATCCTGATAAGCTTTGCGCTCCTGGTCGGCGGCGAATCCTGCCGGACTCGAGCCCATGCCGCGCGAGGCAAGGTTCTGCATCGTGGTGCCGACGGCATCCGAAGCACCCTTAGCGGTCGCGTTGGCCTCGTTGTTGTACTCGTTGGCAAAAGAGCCATTTAGTGAAGTGGTGTTTTGCGACGCTGGGTCCAGGTAAGCAGATTCTGTGCCGCCAGCATATTTGTTCGTCGTGGGGTCGTAGGTTCCGAAGAGCGTAGTACGCGTCTGGTCGCTGAAGGCTTGGTTCTTGGCAGCATTAGCGGCGAGCTGCGCGTCTTGCGCCTGAGCTCCGGTACTTGCTGCCGCCTGTGTCGTCGGATCTTGCGCCTTCGTTCCCATGTCTTCTCCTAGAATCTCTTGATGAAAATGGCTGCGCCCTTGTAGGTTCGTAGCCAGCCCATTGCCTTCGCCCACTGCAAAACAGCACGGTTGCGCGTCACGCCAAAGGCGAGATGCACTCCTGTACCGTTCAAATCTCTATTTCCCAGCCATGCGGAGCAGGCCCGGTAGAGTTCGCGGGTCACTCGGCGGCGGGTCATTTTGTTTTTGACTTCTGGAAACACCGTCATCGGCTCGATTTGCCACACCAGGCGCGCGGCGATTAACCCGATGATTTTTCCGTCCTGCTCTGCCACCCAGACCGGATTGCCGCGGAGCTCGACTTTCTCTCCTTCGATCCGGCTGTTTAGATACTCGAGTTCATCGACTCGAGCCGTGCGGATTACGGGGTCCATCCCGCCGCGATCATGCGGTTGCGCAATAGTGTGGCCGCCGCGTCCGTATCGGTAAGAATCTGCGCTATGGCTGCATTCACATCCGGCACGCCGTTCAAATAAAGGGTGTGTGCAGAGACGTTCCCAAAGGAGTCCTGAACGTTCACCATCACCGCGCCGTGCTGTAGATCAAATGTCCTAGAAAGTTCTTTACTCATGGCAAATCCGCCTTTGAATTGTGTATCCGCACCATGCTCGGTCCAGCGTGATAGACCCCGCCTGGGCAGGTTCGTTTGACCTTTACGCCTTTGCCTTTGCAGTAATCGGCAATGCCGGTGCGCCACAGTCCGCCCTTGACTTCGATCCGATCAAACACCGTCAATTCCCGCGCCTTTTTGAACACAGAAACCAGCGTATCGGGGTGCATGGAAAGAGGTCCGTCGCCGCAATCAAGGACTATCCAGTCCTCGCAGGGCAAAAGTTCCTCGATCGTGCCTTCGGGAACCTCCACGATCGTTCCCTCTTCGACGCAGCCGCCGCGATAACCGCCACCGCCACCGGTGGGGCCTCCGCCGCCCGTTACTCCTGGGCTCCCTCCACCTACCACGGCGACACTTGGGGCTGTCGTGTATCCCGTCCCGCCGTTCGTCACGGTGTAGCTCACGACTCCGCCGCCGCTGATGTTGCCCGTCGCCTGCGCCCCTGAGCCGCCTCCGCCAGTGAAATTCACGCTCGCCGATCCATAGCCTGAACCTACGGCGCCCGGATTTACCTGAATCACATGGCCCAGCCCATCAATGACCGCCGTGGCCGTAGCTCCAGACCCTACTACACCCGTCGCGTTGGTCGTGATGAACGTACCGATGTACTCATAGCCGTCTGGAAGGGTCGAAGGGTAGGTTGTGACTGCAATAAATGCCGTGCCGGTCCAGAGAGCAACGTATTTCGTGGTGTAGGCAAGCCCGCTTATCGTACCGTTCGGTCTGGTCAGCGTTCCGAAGCCTGTAAGTCTGGTGTAGCTCGTACCGACCCCGCCAGCGCCGTAGATGCGAGCAAGGGCACTTCCGCCAGTGTCGATTGAATCAATTGTTGCCGTGTTCGTGGTGTTCGATGGAACGTTCGGCGGGACTGTCGCTGAGGTGAAGAGGATCGTCGGGAAAGCAGGGAGAGACGGAAGGCTATCCCCCACTGAGTTCGTCGCGATGATGAAATACTCGCCATCCCCCAAGAGGCCGTTCGTGTCGAGATACTGCACCGTGCCTGCCGTGCTGGTAACTGTCGCCAGAAGGATGGCCGTGAGGAAGCTGTCCCCCCGCTGCGCACGGTAAATCTTGTACGTCGGCCCGGCGTCTAGGCTGGACTGAAAGCTGATCTGGTTTCCGGTTGCGATCTGCGTAACAAGAACGCCTTGGACTGCTGCCGGGACGGTCGCGGAACCGCTAAGGGTCAGGGTGGTTGTCGGTCCAGATGCTGCCTCCGCGCCTCCTGCGGATACGCCGATGGCCTTGAGGGTGATCGTCTCACCAGTGGCGTCTAGACTGAACTGGATGGGGCTTCTAGACTGCTGCGAGACTGCCACGAAAGCGGGGTTTCCGTGGTAGTTCTGCACGTAAATCTTGACGCTGGGCGAAGAGGCCGTGACGTTGACCGTAACGCGAAGCACGCCGTTTGTGATGGCCCCGTGCGAAGCGGAAATAGAGGTTGCCGGGATGGGTGCGGCTGTCTGTGGGTTCAGGAGGATAGATTGCGGCCCCACCTGCACTAGAGTTCCTGAAGTGCCTTGCGGAATCAGCCGGATCCAGTAATAAGCCGTTGCCTGCGCCTGCAGTGAAATGCTGGTGTCTGAATAGGTGAAGTCCGCCAGCGCGGGAAACCATGATTGAATCGCTATGGCCGTGTTCGGGTCGAGGACGTTATTGCGGTAGAGGGCGATTCCCGATATGCCAGTGAGGTCGTTCAGGGTGAAAGTAACGTCGATGCCTGAAGTGACTGGGTTGGACGCAGCCTTGAAACCAGAGACTGCGTTGGCCGAAATCGTTGGCGAAGATACGATCCGCGCGAGCTGCACCGCCTGAGTTGCACTGATGGCCTCACTCATGGCGTACCCGAGTACATCGCCTTGTGCCACACGATTGTCTTGAGCACGATTTCATCAAACAGGCCACCCGGCATGACCACCGTGAACCGGATGTAACGGCCCACGTTCAGCCCTTTCACCTGCAGGTCTCCCCTGATGGCATATTGAGACACGCCGTTGGGCGAAGGGACGAGGGAGAGGTTCAGCAAAATCCATGTCGCAGGATCTTCGGCCGACTCTGAAACCGCAGCATAGACCTTGAAATTAGCAACGGGGCCACCTAGGTCCAACATGGAAATGTCTCCCTGAAGGAACAGGTCCACCCAGTAAAAGCGCGTCTTGCCTTCCGTCCCCAAAAGCGTCCAAGGGCTGGAAAAGCTCGATTCGTAGAGGTTTCCGTTGTCTTGAAATCCATCGGGGAAACGAAAGACATTGCCGCTGGCATCGCCGAGGAAGACGAAGGGCTGATTCGAGACTTTCACGAGAGCCGCGTTGGTCATGCTGCTCGAAGGGATCTTGTCAGTCTGGTAAAGTCCTCCGATCTGGTTGTAGAAGGAGGACGTGCCGGTAAGCTGGCCGTCGCTCTGCGAGCCCTTTACGGGGATCGACCAAATCTGCATGAGGTTCATGTTTGCATCAGGAGCATCCGTAGTCCGCGCGAGGAGCACTAGGATATGCACCTTCCCATAGCTGTACCAGAGAAGTCTTGCACTGGGGAGGTCGATTGCGCTCAAATCCTCCATGCCGTAAGTGCCGGGGTAGGCCTGCGCAACCCCTGAAGAAATCTCGGTTGGCGTACCGGTTCCATTCCAAAGCCACAGCCTCTTTGACTGCGATAGGTAGGCAATCCCGAAAGGCGTCTTGCACTGCGCGAATCCTCCCACGGTCCCCGGCTGCGCAACCTCATCCTGCTCGGTGAAGGTGGTAGCGTCGTAGCCCGCATATTGGTACTTGGAGTCTGCGGTATCGACCGTCAGGACCGCGCCGGTGGGGAGTTTGAGGGTGATGGCTGCAGTGGCCTGCCGGCTGCCGGCCGGGATGTTGAAGAACAGGCTGAGCGGCCAAGCCTCTTCGGGGATTCCCAAGTTGATTTCGGAGAAGCCTGAGAGTCTGATTTGGTTCACATTCACCGCCGCCACCCGATTCTGGAAGGTCGTCAGGATGGCAGAGGGAGGGGCCGGGTTGTTGTCGAACGGCGCCAGGCGGGTCTGGTCGAGGTTGGAGTCCAAAAGAGAATCACCAAAGCTCGTGGTCGCATTCGTGATTTCCGCTGCGAAAAAGAATGTCGAGGAGGTATCAACCGGCGAGTCCGACGTAGCAAAGATCCACTTGAAATTCACCTGCGGATCGGTCGAAATCGCGATCAAGCCGAGATTCACGACCTGCGACGCGATTGGTCCGGTGTGCGCAGAAAGTCCGGACGGAGGCCCGATTGAAACCCTCTGAACACCGAGAGAATCGGTGTATTTAGAGACATTGCAGACCACGTAACGGCGTCCGAAGGCCAAAGTCAGCGTGCCGGGGCTGAGGGAGATGGTAGGAGCGGTAGCGGGTGCAATGATGCCCCACGTGTACTTCGTCAAGACGCCAGCTACATCTACAAAGCGGTAGGCATTGACGCCGTTGGAGGCGTAGCAGATGAAAGAGTTCTGCACGAATTGAAACGGGACGGATGATTCCCCAGTCGAGAGCACGACCTGATTCGAGCCATCCATATTCGAGACGATGAGCTGCGGACCTGAATGGGTCATCAGGAACTGCTTTGCATCAACATTGCGCTCGAAATCGAACTGGCTATAGACCGGACCCGGGCCAATCTTCGCCACCAGCGTATAGCCCGGTGCGCGCCGGACCTGATTGTCCGCCAGGATCATGATGTTCTTGGCTGAAAGCAGGGTGCCTGGAGTGGCGTCGGTGAGGTTCTGAGCTGTGTTCTTGCCGGTAAAGGCCGTCATTGTCGCTGGGATCAATCCACGAATTGCCATTAGAAAGTTCGCCGAAGTTGCTTATTGGGGGTGAGGAAGGAAAGAAAATTGTCACCATTGGTGAAAATGGGATCTCCTTCACGGCACATCCATCCCTTGGGGTGATTCCAGTTCACGCGAATTCCATACCATGCGCGCATCCATCCATAATCCGTTGCTCCGCTGGAAATCTGGATGTAGAACCAAGGGGTCATTAGCGCGAAAAGGTAGGTTTGTACTTGGACCCTCCACATGCGCCAAAAAACAAAAGATTGTTCCATTTATCCCCCCAAATACGGCGTGATTGTTGGCCAGCGAACGGTCTGACGATTCCTGACCCAGCTAAGGAAGGCGGTAAGGTGCTTGTCGCCCTTCCCCTCGTATTCCTTGGAGAGAGTGTCGTCATTGCCGCGATGGATTTCAGCAATAGCGTAATTCTGCTGCGCGTAGGTGCCTTCGTTCGGGAGAGTGTTGAGGCTGTTCTGATTCGTGATCGGAAGCCACTTTGCGGTATAGGCGATTTCGCACATGCGGACTGCATCGATCGCCGGGGTGATGTTGATTTGCTGGATCTGCGCCGCGCCAGGGGTGGGCATCGGAAGGTAGGGACCGTAGAACCGGAAATGCGAGTCCCTATCGTCGTACAGGTCATCCCAGTCGCTCCAGCTAACTATGCTCTGCGTGTTCGTAAGGGCATCGCTGAGAGATTCAGGGTTGATCTGATGCCAGTTCTCTGCGGCTGTCTGACGCTCGGCCAGGCATACAAGATTGCCGAGGTCCGGAGGCAGAGGGTAGACGCTCTGGCCCGGAGTAAGGACGATGCTGGTCGTGTCGAACTTGAGGAAGAAGCCTGAAAACTCCTTCAAAATCGCACTGAATACAAGGAAGCCAGCCTCCTCCAGCGCCGGATAGATTTCATCCGGGCGGGAGTATGCGGTCTTTGAGTTGACCGTATTGAACATCTGGAGGAGGTTGGGCATTATTTCCCTTGAGCGCTCTTAGCGCCGATCAGCTGATTGACGGTTGCGGTGAGTGCAGCAATCTGCTGCTGCAGGTCAAGGTTGCTCTGCTGACCCTCTTTGGCCTGCGCAAAGCCGGTGGCAATGTCCGCAGGGTCGGGCATGGCAAGTTCCTCAAGAACTCGCTTAAAGAGGCCGGTAGCGGCACGTGGAAGCTGGCCGGCCGCCTTGACTTCATAGACGATCTGATTCCACTCGTTGGCCTTGGCCTTCATGTACTCCTTCCAGATTGCATTGCCCTTCTTCTTGGCCTCTTCGTCGGTGGGCGCAATGTTCTCGTCTTCGCCACATTCGCGATTCGGAGTTACGAGGACCACGCCGCGCTCCGCGTAGGTCGAACGGACGAGTTCTTTGAAGCGGAGGGGAACGTCGTACTCTTCGCCGGTCGGCAGGGTCATCGTCATGGTGTCCTTGACGTTGAAAAAGCCGCGCGCTGGGGCGTCGATGCGGTAGTAGGAGATGTTGTTCATCTCGCGAATGTCGCCAACGGGGTTGTCGTACTTAAGGGTGTCGTTCCACGCGAAGCCGGGATTGAAGAATCGTGCCATTGGTTCTCCTGTGCTGCGGAATCCCCTCGAGGAGGACTTGCAGGCGGGTTATTGGTTGACGCGGGCAACATCATGCCGTTGGATCAGGTTGTAGACCTGTCGCAACTGCCGTTTGTTGTCGAGGGAGTTGAGTCTGTAGTTCTCACGGATTGCTGCTTCACGTTTGGCCGCGTCTTCTGCGGCAACTTGAATGTTGTGCCGATGGAAGGCCTCGTAGCTGCCGTACTGCTTCCAGGCATCCATGCTCTTGATACGGTCGAGGGTGCTGTCAGAGAGTGGCATGAATTCGCCGTCTTCCGATTGCACAATCATGACGTTGGTGTTCAGTCCGTTTTCAGCTTTGCGGTCGATAACCCACCGCTGCTTGAACGGGTTGAAATAGACGACTAGGTTGGGGTCAGTGTCGAAGAGGCGGGCTTTGAACCATGCTGGAACTTCCATGAGACTCCAGAAAGAAAGGGGCTCCGAAGAGCCCCTTCAGGGTTAGGCGGCGTAAGCGGGATTGCTGGTCGCGTAGGCCAGGGTATCGGCGCAAACGAGCTGGTTGGGGTTGGTATAAAGCATGTTTCCGAACTCGCGCACATATGCACGATAGGCCATGAAGCCGGGGTCCCACTTGAGAACGGTTCCGTCCAGATCGCCGAAGCCCAGCGGAGAGACTTCGCCGAACTTGATGGTGTCCTTCTTGAGGCCGTAAATGAGGGAACTCGGGACATCCACTTCCTTGATGAAGTCCTTGTCTCCGAACTTCAGGGTGCTGAACCCCTTATCCATCTTCATCTCGGTGAAACGCTTCTGAGCAAACGACAGGGCCTCGTAAGCATCGAACTGGGCGAACCCAGCCAGATACTCATCGAGCTCCACGCCGGAACGACGCGTAACCACGGACTGCATGGAGCGCAGGATGCTTTCGGTCAGGGGCTGACCTGCGGCATTGATGCGGCTCGCTGCGAGCAAGGGGAAGGTGGAAGTGCTGAGGCCCTGGAAGGTGGTTGCCTGATTATGCGTGACACCGTAGAAGCCGATATACGACTTGTTGACGCGCCCGCCTCCGCGCACCACAATGTCTCCGGTGGTCGTAGTGACCGAAGCCGAAAGCACCACGGTTGCAGCACCGCCGCCAGAAGAAGGAGTGATCGAGTTCACGGTTGCGCCCGCTCCACCTGTGCGGCTGGTGGTGAGGGTCGAATCGTAGACGTCGATGACATCGTTCTGCTGCAGGTAGAGCGAGCCATACTGACCGAAGCCAGTACCAACCGCAAGGGTCTGCGTGGCCGAGGCTACGCCGGTTGCGATGGTGGACAGGATACCCGAACCATCTCCCGCCACGAGATCGATGTTGATGATCTTGAGCATGTCGCGGGTGATGCCAGAGATTTCGTCCTCTTTGTGAGAGATGAAGCTCTGGAAGTTCTTGGTGGCGTTGTCCATGTCCTTCTCAAACATGCGGATCTGGCCCGAGTAGCCGCGGTCGAACTGCGTGAACTTCTTCTCCTGTTGACGAAGAGCAGTCGGCAACGGATCGTCCGAGGCTGTAGGTGCAATGCCGCCGCGGTTTCCACCGATGCGGGCCGGGAATTCGAAGTGATCGCCAGGCGAGCGGTAGAACTCATTGTCGGCCTTCCCGTAACGCTTCCGGGAGAATGCCGTCATGTTCTGCTGCTCCACCACGCGGGGGCCAAAGGTTGCCTTGAGGAGTCCCCCGATACGAGTAATAGTTCCTGCATCTGCCATTGTGTTGTCTCCGTGTTCTTGGTTTTTGCCGCAGGGGAATCCTTCGGCTTGTCAGCCACACGGAGACCGCCCAACCTCAATCGAGTCAAGGTGGACTGCTGGTGCAGACTGAAAAAGTTCTAAAGTGTGTCGCGGCCTTCAGCGAAAGCCTTTGCCATCGCCTTGGAGCGTCCGGCCTGAGTGGTCAGGTCTTCTTTGCCGTCGCCGGATGTCGCTGCGCTGCTTCCGCCCTTCGGTGTCGGTACGGAACCCTTCAAAGTCTTGTACCGCGCCATCATGCGATCAGCGTAAGCCTTGGCCTGAAGGGTCTGGGCCTTCTCCGCCGCCTTATATGCCTTCTCCAGGTTCGCCATATTGCCCGAGAGCACTTGCTTCATGACATCCTGCGGATTTAGGCCCATCTTGTTGATCTGAGCACCAACGGCCTGTACCGCGCCCTGAATGTCTCCGTCGAAGATGCCGTTGCCGCCCTTGATGAGTTCCTCAAGCTTGACACCGCCCGCCTGCTCTGCTCGCTGCACATACTGCTGCTGTTCGCGCTGTTGTGCTTCCAGGAGAGGCGCTTGCTTCATGCGCTCCATTTCCGCACGCATCTCTGCGAGGGGATCAGGGGCAGTCTGCTCGCCGCCGAACTTCTTGCCGGTGATCTTTTCGATGTACGGAATGATGTCTTCCGTCACCGATTTCTCGTACTGTGCGGGGTTCTGAACGCGCATGGCTTCAAGCAAGCCTGACGCCGGGGATTTGCCGCTTACGACGTCCCAAACTTCAGAGGCCGTCCGCACTGCTGATTCAACGTGTGCGGGCTCCTTCACGTATTCAGAGATGCCCAGAACCTTTGAGAACTCCTCGGGGATCGCAGGAGGGGCCGCAGGATCAACCGGCGCGTCCGGCTTCAGGTCGCCCCACATTGCCTCATTGGGGTCAACGGGTGGAGTGTCGCCGGGGTGCGTTACTTCGATCGGGGTTGTTTCAACCGGAGTGGTATCGACCGGAGCTACGTCTACTGCCGGGGTGTCAATTACTGGCTCGTCCATGAATCCTCCAAAACCAAACGCACCCACGAGGAATGCGTTGGTTTCGTGCTTTGGGTGTTACTGCTGGGGTTGAGGGTCGCCGGTTGTCGCTTCAGGAACTGCCGCGGGCTCGAAGTCTGCGAGGAAATCGGCCTTGGCAATGACAAAGACCTTGCCCGGTTCGGCGCCAATGAGGAAGTCGCCGGTGTTGCACAACTGCTCGCCCTTGCTGTCGCTGATTACTACCAGCTTGGGGCCTTCATGCTCGCGTGCTTCGATGCTGGCTACTTTGCGGGTGTATTGCATTAGTTTCCCTCCACGAGAACGTAGTGTGCTGCTGTGCTGACGTTGACGCCGTTCGCGACTTCAACGCCGGTGGTGCCGACAACCAGATGCAGGGAGACGGATGCAATCGAGCCATCCACATTGAAGGTCTTGACCGCCACCGGGGTCCATACGGCGGCCGCTACTGTTGCAGGCTGGAGCTCAATGACGCGCTTGAGGACTTTGAGCCCGAATTGATCGGGGGTGAGAGGGTAGCCAGCGGGATTCGGGTAAGCTGCATCGCCCGTAATCGTCGCTTGAACGAGGGTGTCTGCGCCCGGCACTGTACGGGCTGTCTGTACTACGGTAGCTGCCATTTAGTTAGCTCCTGATGTGTGTGGAATTGATGCAAAACCTTCTGTCTCCGCTGCCCTTTGAACCTGCGGCGTCGAAACCTGAATGCCTGGAGTCTGCCCCATCACGTGGCTCGGCGATGGGCCTGCAACGCCTCCTTTGGCCTGCTGCTGCTGGGTCGGCTTAGGCAGGGTCGCGTGCGGCGGCGTGCCGGTCGGCGGTGCTCCGGGAGGCGGTGGTGCGCCCGGTCCCAAGTTTGTCGCCGGAGGGTTCATGATTTCCTGAATCCACTGGGTGTATGCCAACACGCCAGCCTGGGTTTTAGGGTCGAGGCCTTCGAACTCCTCGGTCTTCGTGTACTGGCTGAAGACTTTGAAGTGGATCGGCCAGTTGCTGTACGGATTCGCCTGGGGCGTGATGCCCTGCAAGGAAACCTGCAAGTCTCTCTCAGCCTTCGAATAGTCGAGGTTGTCTGCGAGGTCGAAGTCTTGCACCCCAAGTTCATCGGTAATGTAGACCCTCACTCCCGGGTCTGTCGTATCGACCATTCCCGCCTCTTGCAGGGTCTGCAAAACCTCCAGCTTCTCAGTCAACGTCTTTGGCCGGCTGGAATCAGGCACAACGTCAAGCTCGTATTCGCCCATCAGGTCTGCGGCCTCGAGCAGCTTCGCTCCCATGCGGTTATTGAATCCGGCCGTCTGGATCTTGCGCGGCGTCGTCCAAATCTTCTTCGCCATCTTCAGAATCTTCCGAGCCCGTAAGGTGTGAGCCTGCTCCCAGAGGTAGCGTTGAGTCTTCCTGCTCTCCTCCGTCTTGGCCGACGCAAAGGCTAGAGCCCTGAACGCCGGTGCGCCGGATGGCATGTCGCCCTCGGCAACCGCATTCGTGAATCCAAGCGCCTCAAAGTCTGCAACGATCTGCGCTCGCTTTGCCATCAGTTCGGTGCCATAAGCCTTGCCGCCGAAGTATTCAGGCTTGACCTTGCCATCTCCGAGCGGATCCCACTTCGTAATTTCAACCGGATCGCCCGTTGGCGCCGGGGTGCTCTGAGTGGTCGGCCACAGGAGCTTTACGACCGCGTTCGACATCAGAGCCCGCTCCATCAGCGAGTCCAGGCGGTTCAACTGCTTCTGAAGGGGTATCAGCTCGGTGGGAAGGCCCTTCGGATAAGGGCTGGCAACATCCTTCTGCCACGGAAAGAACGTGTACTCGCAATCTCCGTCCCATGGGTTCTCGCCCCACTCAATGACGTCGTTCTTATACAGAATCGCAAACAGTCCGAACTCAATTGCGGCCTCAGCCTTAGACATGTTCGGGTACATCTGCGAAGGTTCGGCCCATTCCTTCTCTATCGCGTCCTGAACATCATCATCTAGTTCGCTCCAGTCACACCAGACCTCGGTAATGGTGCACATCTTTGCGTCTGGATCCACATTTGAGGAGTAAGCCAAAGACCTGAGCGAATTGTGGAAGAAAGATGCCAGCGACTCGCCGCTCTTGTCCTCCGAATCGTCGCCGGTGAACTTCTCCTCGTAATTTGGGTACTTCTCCTTCGCCTTCCCGATGGCAAGTCTAGGCCTTGCAATCACAATAGGCGTCAAGTTCGGGTCTTTGCAGTCCCTGGGAAGATAAACCTCGAACACCGTCGGCAAATCGGTATCCAGCCGAGCCGACGGCACCTTCTGAGTACCCACAACCTGCGGCTCCTGCTCCATTGGCTGACCGTCCGGCCCCGGCTGAGGCTCTGGTGTCTGAATATCAGGAACTTCGTCCGTCGAATGATCGAATGCGACCGAATCCTTCGTGATTCCAAGGCCCCAGAGGACAACTTGCCGCGCCAGGGTGGGGTTCAGGACGTTCATGCCTGATTCTTCATTGGCTGCGTCGATCGCATTCATAGCCGCCTCTGCTGCACGGCGGTTCTTGGCGTCGTAGTTGTCCGACTTGCCCTGCATTTCAGGAACTGCCGCGCCAAGGGCGTTGGCATTGGTGGAGATGGTCTTCGAGAAGTGGTTCGTGACCGGCATCGGCCATTTCTTGCTGGAATCGACCTTCACCGGCTGGAGTCGCTTGCCGCCGTCGCCAGAGCTCTCCAGCCACTGCTTGAGCTGGTCGAACATGCCAGCCTGGAACCACTCTCTTTCTTCAGCCCAGCGCCCTCTTGAGAGCGATTTGAAGCGCTTATCCACCCATGCAGCGAGGGCGGTCTGCGCTGGGGTCTGCTGTGGCGCTTCTTGTTCTTCGGCCATCAGCAGTTCTCCTTAAGTCATTGAAATTCCGTGGGTTGGGTGTAAACTTCTCAGGCTATGCAAAAACTTGCTAAGAGGATCGCAAGATCCGGGCTATTCTTCCTGTCGAAGCTAGAGTCGGTATTCGATAATGCTTATCTGAACCATGAAGTGCCGCTCTCAAAGCGAATTGACGTTTCAGTGCTCCCCGAATACGTAAAGTCCCAAAACGGCAAGAAGCTGCGCGTCCTTGAAATCGGAAGCAGAGAAGTGACCGGCCCGTCAACAATGCGGGAGAGGTTTTCCGATGCGGAGTATGTTGGTTTCGACATCTACGCTGCCCGCAATGTGGATGTCGTTGGAGACGTGCACCGCCTCTCTTCTTACTTCGAAGGCGTGGAGAAGTTCGACATCATCTACACGGTTGCCTGCTTTGAGCATTTTGCGATGCCCTGGGTGGTTGCCACCGAAATATCCAAGATGCTGAAGGTAGGGGGAGTCGTATGCGTTGCAACTCACTTCTCTTTCAGCGCACATGAAAGGCCGTGGAACTTCTTCCAGTTCAGCGACATGGGACTGCGTGTCCTGTTCTCGAATGCCCTTGGCTTTGAGTGCATCGACGCTGGCATGTCGAATCCAATCGTTGGCCGATTCTCAAGGCTCGCAGACAAGAATCTCCGCAACGTGCCGGTCAGAGGGCTTTACTGTGGCAGTGAGTTTGTAGGACGCAAGGTTCGGGAGGAGCTAGACTTCGACTGGAACAAGGTATCTGTCGGAGACGTTGTTTCGGGGACAACCTATCCTGCCCCTAGTTGTGGATGACGAAACAGGTAATAGTGCCGCCGCCGACGGAAGTAGTGGTGGATGCAATTTCCTGAACCGAAAAGCCGGTTGTGGTGAGAGAGAATGGAAATACTGTAGCGGCCGCACTCACTACGCTACAAACCGGGCTATAGTTGGTGTCGGGTTGGGGCACGGATAGGGTCGCCGTCTTGTTGCAGACGGTTCCAATCGTCCCCGCTGTGATGGCGCAGCCGGGGGTGGTCACTGTCTGTGATCCACTTCCTGTAATCCACGTATTAGCAGGAAAGCAGGTGTAAAAAGCCGTGGTTGCTGACGTGGCGGAGGCGTTGGTTGCGAAATCTCCGACGCTACAATTACCGGATGGAACCCCCGCAAAAGTTCGCCACGAAGTCCCGCTCATCCGTAGGCTGCCGTCGTTGCAAATATTGGCTATGCTTCCTGGACTCGTAAAGGATACGTTGGCGCATATCACCGGGCTGGTGGAATTATCCAAAGGAATCGCCTTTATAAAGGTTGCAAAAATGTGATTTATTGTGCCATCGTTGGATTCCGTTCGTAAGTCAATGGGCATCGAAGCAGAGTTATTTCCGACCGAAGCAGTATGCTGAGGGGATACCTGCAAAGCATCCTGCGATCCATTCCCGCCTCCGGGAAGCCCCGCCATAAAATTAGCGTCGGTTGCCTGCTCACTCCAGAATCCGTACTGCCAGCCCGACCCACCGCCTTGGTCGGTGGCATGATATCCAGCCACCATCTTGTTAGCGCCACCAGCCGTGGCGCTGAATCCGAGATACGGACCGCGAGTGAATGTATTCGTAGCCTGCAGCAAAGAGTTCGATCCGGAGTTATTGAAAGCATTCAGCTCTACACCCTGCCCCTGCACGAGAGGGTCAGTAGAGTTGATTTGCATGATGAAGTTGGCCGCTTCAAGAAAAGCCTTAGAAGTGGGGGTGTTAGAGACGGCCGCCATGAGGCCAACGCAGCCATTGTTGTTGGGCGGATTGCCTTCCACTGTAGCGCTGCATACCTGATTCAGGTAAATCGGCGATACGTCGTTTGGGGAATTGTTGAACGACTCGATATGGATAATCGGAGTCTCGGTCAAATCTCCCTGTGGGTTCGGGTTGGTGCTGTACGTCGAGTTATCGTTCACGGCGTAGTAGAACTCAGGGTTCGCCCATGTTCTGCCGGTTGTTGCCGTTGGCGGCTGAACATTATTGCCTGAGAAAAGGTAGTTGAGGTAGTTCAATGGATTGCCATTATGCAAAATCGAACCCGTCCCGCTGGTGACGAAATTGAAGTTCGTATTCACCGGCTGCGTCACGGTCTGCGTACCAGTAGGTGCCGCCACTAAGCTGGCTGGGGCTTGCACCACGGACCAGAAGGTAGGGCTAGACGCCGGGGTGTGGTTCAGATTCGGATTGACGAGTGAGATGTAGACCGCATTGGCAGAACTGACAGCCTGACCCATCGTATAGACCGTGGCCGAGTTCCAGATGCCCAGAAAGGGGATCGGAGGGCCGGGGATGCCGCTATAGTTCAGCGGGCCGGTCTGGAGCGTAGGGACGACCGTGGTGATGTCCTTGCTCTGGTAGGCGTAGTCGAAGAAGCAGGAGCCTGGAGTCGAGAAGTAGGGCTGAATACAAATCTTGTAGGATGTGCCGCCTGGGGTGATGGCCGTGTTCATGGTCACATTGCAGCCTCCGCTCACAATGCCACCGACGAAGCCTGAGAGAGTGCCGTCAACGTTGATATTGCAGGTAATCACTGAAGGCGTGAAGGTGCCGGTGCCGGGGATCGTGGTCGAGCTCGCAGGCGTCAGGGTGAACGCGACCTGCCCTGACGTCACAACCTGCTGGGCTAGATCCTTGATGACGCCGGTATAGGTCGCAATGGTCTGCGCTCCTGCCATTCCGGTCATCAGCAACATCATCAGCAGTTTACGCATTCATTTTCTCCAGAAATTCGCGGTCATCTTCAATGCTCAGAACGTCGCTTAGATGTTCAAAGGGGAGGTTCATGCCGTTGTTGGGCTGCTCTTGTGGGTGAGGCATCAAAGGAGGATCGAAGCGGGACTGGATTACGCGATCCAGGCATTCGATTAGCTTGCGATTCTGCGTCTGCGAGTCCTTCAATGAGTCAGCTAGAAGCTTCTGTAGCTGCCGATTGTGCTTCTGCGTCTCTTCGTGCTGCTTCGTGTCCGTGCTGAAGAATCGTTTGATCCAGTCCAAGGATTACCGTCCTCTCCAGCGTTACAGAGACGCCGTTTCTGGTTAAGATGTTAGGAGTTTCGGGGTGCTGCTCGAAGCCTACTGCCTTCAGTTGCTCCGCATGGGCCTCATGCTTGGCCTCTTGCTCTCTTGCGCACGCCACCGTGCAGTAAAGGTTGCCGTACTGCACCGCGCCGCCGCAGACCCTGCATACTGGCCTAGCCAACGAGACTCACCAAGAGCTTGTCGCCGGTCGTGTCGCCGTCGAAGAAGATGTCATCCAGGGTAATGCCGCCGCCATACTGCCCCAGTGAAACAGGAGCCGCGGTCTTCGGGAGCACGATGCCCACCCCGGCAAGGGTTGCCTTGTTCATGGCACGCCCGCCGATGTAGATATTGGCTCCAGTGTTCGCGGGGTTCGCTTGCACCATGATCTGGAAGCCCTGCACCGTGGCCGAGCCTGCCGGGTAGGTGATGCCGCCCATGCTGATAGTAGGCAATGGCGGTGCAGTGGTTGCCGCTATGCTCTGTGGCGTCCCTGCCGCCGTGAGGGTGCAAGCTAGAAACATTACTGACATTGGCTTCTCCTAGTAGCTCTGCTGGGTGAGCAGCTGGCTGTATGTTCGGTCGTCTTCGCCGCGGGCCTTCTTGCAGGCCTTCAGGTACTCTTTGTGGCGGGATTCACGGTCGTAAACCGCTTGAATGCAGGAGCGGCATAGCATTTTGAAGCGGAATGTCGTCTTCCCGTCTACCAAGACTTTCCAACCCTCTGTGATTAACTTAGGCTCTAGCTGCCCCTCGGGGTGCTTGGGGGTGTGGATCAGCTTCGCCACTCGCTCCAGCTTCAGAACTTCGTGCGCAAGCTTGGGGCAGCGATCGTGATGTGTTTCAGGACGCTCGTCTGCATCTGGCCGGCAGAGCTTGGGGTTGCACTTCGTCTCGTAATCGACGATGCAGCGATCGGGCTTGGAGCAGGACTCACATACTCGCATTGGCCTCCTTTATTGCTCGCGCCCTGAATGCTTGCTCCTCTTCGGTCAGCTCAGTTTCAGGTGTTTCATAGCCTTCGGCTGGGCCTTGGAACTTGTATCTAAGTGCATCGCAGGCGTGATCCTCGGCCTTCGTATCAAGATCCTCGGGCTTCAATTTATCGTGGACCATGGCTGGCAGTGTGCGGACAAGATTGACGCAATTAGAGAAGACGCGAAGTCGAGGCGGATTACCTCCTGCTCCAACTGAGAGCGCCGTGCGCACCATGTTCCATCCTGCAACACGTGATCCTGGCCCTTTAGCACTAGGAGCATTGAGTACGCCGCACTTCCTGAACTGTTCAGCAATGGATTCCGCCCTTCCAGTTACGTCCCAGCATGCGCTATCAAGGATGCCGATGCGCTCAATGTTCTTTCCCTGCTCCCATTCCAGAATCTTCGAGGCCTGCTCGGCTACCTTCATCCCGGCGCCGTAGACCTCGCCGATCACATACGAATAGCCTTCAGGGTCGGTTGCGGTCCACAGATGAGCGCATGGAGCAGCTTCTCCCCAGTCTGACGACCTCTCGATGCGCCAGTGCCACGGAATAGCGAATGGCTCTACGACGTGCCAGGGCTTACCGTCCTTCTCTTTGCGCCATTCCTTGAAATACTGACCGGCGAAGATGTCCCAACTACCCTCCGCATAAGCCTTCCTCATCTCCTCCGGGAGGCTTAGGAGCTGTGCGTAATAGGCGGGGTCGAGGTGCGGGTTGTCTTGGGCCTTGGCCGGGACATAGGCAAACTGGTCAGCCATCGCCAGCATCTCGCGGGGAAAGTCACGGTCAATCCACAGTTTCTTGACCCAAGCATGACCGATACCGCCTGGATTTGCAGCGGCAACGAAGTGCATGTCAGCGCTGGGAATTCCCGGCCATCTGATGCGTTTACGGAGCTCGTGGAATATAATCTCTGGATTTTCAGTTAGTTCCTCGATTGCTATTCCTGCGAACTCGGCCGAGTTGTATTTGCTCGGGTTGTCTAGGTTTCTGAGTGCTACCGTCCCGCTGCCAAGTTCAGGCGTCAAAGTCAGGTTGAAGCCGTCCGTCTGCGTCTTCTGAATCTTCCCGATGTGCGCCGGGATCTCAAATACCATCTTGCTAATCTGCCGGTCCAGCAGCGTGGGATAGTCCATCGAGAACAGCCCGAGGCGGACGCCTCTTACCCCATAAACAGCGAATATCCTGATGCACTCCCTGATACACCACCAGCGCAGGAAATAGCTCTTGCCGCCGCCCATCGCTCCTCCGTAGAGGAGGAACTGTGATGTCAGCGTGGCAGCAAAGGCCTCGCGTTGACGTTCAGTAGGGTTGATGGTGGCGGCAAGATCGAGAATCAAAGATTGACGATGATCTGAGCGATCGATTCGCCTTTGCTCGTCATATCTACTGCCTGTGCGGGCTTGCCAAATGCCCGATTGTTCCACTCAATGAAGGCCTTGAAAGCCAACTCATCATCTTCATGGGCGAGGAATTTGCGCCATCGATTCTTTTCCTGCTCTTCGGAGAGCAATCCGAGCGCTGCGCTTTTACGCAAGAGATTGACTTTATTAGGCTTTCTCCCAGCCCCTGGAGTCTTGCCACCCTTACCCGCCATGATTGATTTCCATTGATTTCGCGGGCTCGATAAGGCCCAGACGGACATACAGGTCCTTGTGATCTTCTGCTATCTGGTGGGGTTGGAGGCGAACCTTGCCCAGCATCCCAAATATCACCTTGTTCCGTTCGTCCCGCTCCTGATCTGTCATTTCTCTCCCCAATCATTCGTGAGCATTGAATCAAGTCCAGCGCCCATCCGATTCAGACTTTTATTACTTCACCACCAGCGTATAGCCGCCTTCGAATGCCTTTGCGGGCGAGAAGGAATGATAGCCGTCCGGGTAGACAATGTAATACCACCCCGCTTGCGGCTCGGGGCGCTTATCAATGTCAGACATGAGGGGCGCATAATGCTTGTCCTCGAAATGGAGGAGTACGGTCCTGCGCTCCAGCGTGAGATGCTCGACTGATTCAATCTTGAGAGCCCAGACCTTCTTGTGGCTCACATACTGCGGCATTTCCATTTCGCCCATTTGTTACCTCATGTGATACGACAGATACCAGCCAACCAACACCACCGCAGCCGCTACGACTCCCGATCCCCACGCGATCTTGTTTCCAAGCCCTTTGACCTCTTGGGAGAGCTGATTCACTGCTCCAGGC